CTGGTCCCCGTCTCCCGGTTTTTCTATCCCTGAATTTCCTGTATACGAACTTGCCATTTAATTATCCTAGCCTAACCAAGACACCGTAACTGTGCCAGAAGATCCTATAACGTCACCACTAGAACCCCAAATCCAACTTGTGTAATCGCCACCAAAAACAGCACTGTTTGCTTGTGCGTAACTAGCATCAGTACGGTTAAAAGCAGTGCCGCCTACAGTCATTGATATCCAACCACTGTTATCAACATGGGACGTTACATAAAAAGTTAATTGGTCATATTGACTTTCGTAAACACCGCCTATGGTCACGTCAAATCCTGAAAAATCTATGGTGTTTGTGCTTATAGAACCAAAACTACCTACCTGACCGTTTGCATCAAACCCAGTAACGCTTACGCCAAGCCCTATAACCCCGCTACCTATGGTTATAGTGTAATCACCTGTGGTCTGAGTGTCCGTAGCTCCAAAAAAATCTGTTAGTGATATAGCACCGCTAGTAGGAACACCGTTATTAGCTGTAATATTAGGGACAAGACTGCCGCCACGATAGTATTCAGTCAAAGAATGAGGGGCATCACCGCCAAACTCAGTAACTAAATCTCCAATATCAATAGGTGCTGAACTTGTAACCGCCATTGTTAAGAGTCCTCAAATTTGATCGTTTGAACATTGTTTCTTAACACACTTACTTCTTCTGACAACTCTTTAACAGCCTCAATCAATACACCTACTAAGTTTCCATAAGCCACCGATAAATGTTTGTCTTCTGTGTCATCTGTAACCACTACTTCAGGCATGACCTCTTGCATTTCTTGTGCAATAACGCCTACAGAGCGTTTGTCTTTTTTATCAAAGTACACACCACGCATGGCTTTTACTTTATCTAATGCGCTATCAATAGTTTCAATGTTTGATTTAAACCGCACGTCAGAGCTAACAGTAACTTCAGTGGTCGCAGTCAAAGTACCCGTTACATTAACTCCACCTGATGCTGTAGCTAATTTAACTGCGTTATCGTAATAAAGACTAACTGCGCCATTTTCTACAAATGCGGCCATAGATTCATCGCCGGCAGAGTTAACATTTACTTGGCTGCCTTTTATTACCAGCAATCCCGTACCAGCGTCCTGTACGTAAGAGTTAGAACCATCGTGGTATAGCTGAAGGTCACTACTAGCACCAAGTTTAATAATATCGTTATCACCCATGTTAAGATGCGTAGCAAGGGTGGTTTCACCTGTTACCCCTAATGTCCCACTAATAGCTAGGTCTTGAGACATTACAACATCGCCATCAGCTTCTATTTGTATAGCGTCTGTATCACTTGCAGAGCCAATATATCCGGCATCAGCAATAAGTAACCCAGCACCAGAGGTAATAGCACCGCCTGTACCTAATGTTCCCGCAACGGTTACATTTGTAGTCCCTGTAGGGATTTCTATAACATCTGCGTCGGCATCGTTTTTGATGGTGACATCGTTTGTTGAGCCTTGTCCCGTAAGGATTAGTCCTTCTGCGGCAGTATAACCCATTGCTGCGTTATCACCTGCGCTGGTGTCACCTGTTGCCTCTACTGTAGACCCTGTTATAACTCCAGAGGCGGTTAAAGTAGCCGCTGTTACGGTTCCAGAGGCGGTTAAAGTAGCTGCGGTAGTTGTACCTGCTAAATCAACATCGGTTAATAAGTCATAAACAATACCTGCCGAAGCACCGCCACCATCGGTAGCGATCATTTTTACTTGACCCGCAGAAACTGCAACATTAGCCCCGCTTGATCCTTGCGAAAAAGTAAGTGTATAACTGGTTGCGTTTTCTACTATCCAAACTTTAGATACCGTATTTGGTGCAAGCGTTACCGTACAAGCTTGACCGCCACCTGTGCATTTTAAATAAAAACTTCTAGCCTCATCAGTAGAGCCGTCTGCTATAGTTATAGTGTGTGTTGAGGCATCTGCAATGGCTTCTGAGCCGTAACTAAAAGCTTCTGCTATTAGTTCTAGGTTAGTATTAGTGTTAGTTCCCCATGTACCAGACGCATCGCCTGTAGCCATTTCATTAAGTCTTAAATCATTTACATATGTACTTGCCATTTTCTTGTACCTTTACGCTGCTATATTTGTCCAATCGGGGTCTTGGCTTGGTGAAATCTCACTAAAAGACGAAGATTGACTTGGTGTAATTTGACTAAAAGACGAAGATTGGCTTGGAACAATTGGACTCCAAACTAGTACGCCTCCACTTAACCCGGTAGCTGCAACACCTGTAACGGAGAAGTTGTTTTTATTGGTTATAGTAACAGCGCCTACGTTTCCTGTTGCTGTGCTACCTGTAACCGAAACACTTACACCTACGCCTTGCACTATTGCAGGAGCAGCAGAGTTTACTGCAGCCGTAGCTATAGGAACCGCGCTTCGGTTCCAAGGACCAGAAGACCAAGATCCTCTATTCCAACCAGCTACATAGGCGTTTACTCCGCTCATTTAAGCAATCCGTATAATCGCGTTACTCGCATCCGCCGCAGGAAAAACAATTACAAAATCTCCGGAAGACGAAGATTTGTCTGCACCAAAATCTAAAACAACCACCGTTGGGTTGGTAACGCTAAGAGAGGTAGTATTTGGCGTACTGTTGTATATCAACGCCCCGCGAGCGTTAGATATAGTTGAAGATCCCCAAGTACTGTCTGCAAAATCTGTTAAAGCGGTTGTCCCAGATAAGGTTGGGTCAACTTTAGTTAACGTGTTTCCTCCAGCAGTGTATGCCGTTCCTGTAACTTCGTTACTTGTAGTATATGCTGTGGTAGCCGCTGTAAAAGACGCGCTATTTGTGTACATAGCTACTTTTACCGTGTCTCCTTTAAAATCGTGGCAGCCATACAAAAGTTCTTTTTTAAAGCTGCTGCACATAAAATTTCCGCTAAAAGCCATTTAAAGTCTCCTTATCAATTCCGCTAATTCGGGTTGTGCGGCATCTATTAACGCATTATAAACCGTTGTTCTATCACTCTTTATAGCCTCTTTCATGTAAAAAGTAACGGTTTTTATTAGTTCTTGTTTGTAGGCATGAGCTTGAGCTTTAACCATAGGATCTGCGTGGTCCGATACAGAAACTATGCGGTCAACGCACCGTTCTGCTATTTCTTCGGGCGTAAACCCCCGGTTATTGGTTGTTTGTACGTCTACTTTAAAAGTAGGCGGTAATTCCATGCTTAGTGCTTGTGTCATTGTCTTTGCCTAATAACTTGACCTGTCCTGTAAATATCTTGAGGTTCTTTCGCTTCTCCAAACATTTTTAAAGCAATGACTGCTTCTGAAAAACGTTTATTGTACTCTGCTAAAATATCTGCTTCGCCTTTCATGTAGGTATACGCTTCTACTAAACACCCGTACAAAAGACAAAATTTAGCATTTTCACTTAACCACGTAGTTCCGCTATCTCCTGCGGCGGTTAAACTGGCGGGTCTAAAAAAATAATGTAGTTCCGCTGCATAAGAAGAATCTGGGGTAGGCGCGATGATAAACGTATCTACATCGTAAATTCCGTAATATTTAGGTGTTCCTGTAGTAGAACTATTTGGGTTTACCGTCTGAATGAACGTTGCATCCTTGTAATCTAAAAATATTTTATTGCTGCTACTTGTAGCTGATAAAGAAAAAGGAGCTAAATAGTCTGTAGGGGCGGTTAGAAATTGATTAGAAGAGGTAAAAGTTCCAGAAACGTTCTTTTTGAACAAATCTAATTGAACTGTTTTTAAAATACGTTCTTCTGTTAGTTCTATAAAATCGTTTAAATGAGAAACAAACGAAGTTTCTTCGTTCTCTGTGTAATCTTGTATTGCCGTTTTTAAACCAGAATATGTAAAGCTCATGATGTGGTCACCGTAACTTGTCCTACTTTTCCCAAAGAAAGAACCGGAACAAAGTTTGCAATTTCAGGGATAGGTGTTAAAACATAAACGTTTAACGCTTCTGCCTTGTCGGGTCGAGCGTTTCTAAGGGCTTCAGGGTCTATTACTTTTCGAGAGGGGTTCAGTTGAGGCTGTTTAGGTTCCCACTCATCGTGACCAACTAAAGAACCGTTCCACTCTTTTTTCATTTTATTCAAAGGGTAAGCAAACCCAGAACGATCTGAAATACCTAAAGCGTTTTTACCTGTTGCAAATTTAGACATCAGTTAAACCTAGTGTAACTTAAACTTGGAACTATATTAAAAGAAGCCCTGTCCCTATCTTCCGTAATAGCTCGTTGCATTTCTTCTTCGTAAAGAGTTTTTAGGACAGTAATTCGATCTGGAGCGCGTTTTATAGCTAAGTAATACGCTAATCCAGCCGCCAAACAAGGGTAAAACCTAAAAGGAACATCTAAATTGTCTGTAAAAGCATCTGAATCGTCCATTCTAACCAAACGGTTAAAAACAAAAACATCTGTATTGTTTTCCGGGGCGGGCCATATTTTTAATGTAGGGGTTATCTGCCTATCTATAAAAAACTGAGACGGCCTTCCCGTGCTGGCTTTGTTAGGTATGTTTAAATACGAGTCTCTGCTTAAACGTTCTGCGGCAAAATCGGTGTCATCTCTTTTTACAACTAAAGATAGTATATCTATAGTAGACCTAACGTTATCAAAACTAGGGACCGTAGAAACAGTGGACGAAGTTGAACTTGTTCCTCCCGTTATTGTTTCAGATGCTACAAAAGTACCTACAGGTATGGTAATAACCAACGTATTGGCTAAAAAATCAGAAGAAGCAGCTGGTAAAGACGTTATCGTAGCAGTTGCGCCGCTAGTTGCCCCCGTCACCGTTTCTCCTACAGTAAAACCGGAAGAAGAAGCCGCAATTAAAGTTAAGGTCCCTGCAGGGTACTCTGTAACGCCAGAAGCTGCCGTAATTGACGTTTGTTGGACCGTCCACTGGTTTAGCCCTCGGTTAGCCCATTCTGCTAACATTAAATTTAAAGAGCGTTTAGCTGTTTTTAAGTCGTTTCCCGTTCTTACTTCTAAACCGCATCTTTCAAAAGCTTCTTCAATGTAGTCGCTTACGTCTAACTCAAAGTTTGTAGAACCTGAAGTAGCCATAATCTATCTCTTTTTAACGCCGCCACCGCCACGCATTCTACGAACGCCTGTTTTTTTAGTAACGCCTCCGCCACCACGCATTCTACGAACGCCTGTTTTTTTAGTAACGCCTCCGCCACCACGCATTCTACGAACGCCTGTTTTTTTAGTAATACCACCGCCACCACGTTTTCTACGAACGCCTGTTTTTTTAGTAATACCACCGCCACCACGTTTTCTACGAACGCCTGTTTTTTTAGTAATACCTTTACCCATTGCTTCTCGCTTTCGTGGCGAAATCATATTGTCATCCATTTTTTAATCTCCCATACAGTTCTGTACGTTTTTTAAAAATCTCGTTTACGTTATAGTTACCAGTATACCTATCGTAGTATCCCATTCTAGTTAATTTTTGAGAAGCGTCGTATAACTTCGTTAAACTCTGTATAAAAACCATAGAATAGGCTTCTTCTATGTTTGCTTCAAAATCTTCATCATCAATTAACTCATTTGTTTCATCGTCAGGATGAAAACCCATTAAAAAAATATCTTTGTTTTTAAAGCTTCCGGTAGATATTCTTTCATTTAAAACTTCTAAATTGTTATGAAAAAAATCTGTATCTTCTTCATAACTTAAATCTACTAAAATAACTAAATCTAAGTTTCCATCAAAATTATCTATTTCGTCATACAATAATTGGTAAGAATCATTATAGTTAAAACTAAAACTTACTTTTTTCTCCATCCACGCTTTTTTAGCAAAAGGACAAACAGGCAAGTTGTTGTACTCTACGCTATTATGCTCTAAGCACTCTTCAGACCAAGATCGAATCTCATCTATTATTTCTTTTTCTAAGTCAACTTTAGGTAAAACGACACTCATTAGCATTTCCAGCGTCTTCTTGCTTGTCTTATTCGAGAATTAGGGTCATTTCTTGTTTTCGCCGAACTACGTTTAAGTTGTCCTAAAGATCTGGCGCAGTAAGACTTTCGCCGTTTTGCAGCCTTGCTTCCCGCTTTAACTTTACCCGTTACCGCCGTTTTTAACTTACTACCGGGGTTTGCTTTGCGATAAGCTTTAACCCCTTTTTTAGTCATTCCCGCCCCTTTTTTAGTGGGTCGGTAGTTCGCACCTTTTCCGGTAGTAGTTTTACGAATGGGTTTTTGTTTAGCCCTAGCCATAGAACGCAGTTATACTTGCAGATGTTCCTGCTGGAAGATCTAAGTAAACACCGTCTTTAAACAATATTCCATCATCAGGAATATAAGGGTCAATATAATCTTTCGTAGTTGTGGCTACTTTTACAGAAAATAAACTTGTCCCACTTATAGGGGACTCGTTGTAAAACGCTATATCTCCTATTGTTCCACCTGTAGTGCAGTGAAACCCTTTTAACCTTGCTCTTCCTGCAAAAACAACTGCTTGTCCGCCAGTAGTTCCGGCGGCAACTCCAACTGAAGTGTTGGTTCCAATAGAACCGTCTCCTGCAACCGAAGTAACTGTGTTAAAAAACTTTGTTCCGGTAACGGTGGTGTTGTTTGGCCCGGTAATATCTTCAGTCAAAGCATTTCCTGCAATGTCTGTTCCGGTAACCGTTATAGTTACACCTGAAATATTTCCACCAGAAGTTAACGTTACTTTAGCGGCTAAACCCGTCGTATGAAAAGTTCCTGCGGTAGCCGCAGCGGTTAACGTCATCGCAGCGGTGCCGGATGTTGTCTGTAAAGCTGCAAGCGATGCTGTAGATGCAGAAAGGTTGCTAGTATACGTTTTTACTTGAATATCTGACATATAAAACTCCTAAAATTTAGGCGGGCAAAGCCCACCTAAACCGTGTTTACTTACGCTATTTGGACGTATTCAATTATAAAAGTAAAAGAACCCGCAGTTGTAGCATCTACCGTATTAGTAATATTGCAATAGATAGTTCTTTCAGTGTCTGTGTATTGAACAGAAGCTGGGGCAGTTGTGCCATCTTGTGTCTGAAGAACCAAACTGGTCACAGTTACATTGTGTGCAACAACCGTTGTACCACCATCTAAAATTTCATCAGTCTGAGCAGCAACAATTTGTGCGCCAGAACTGCTAGTCCCAACTTCGTAACCAATGTCTCCTGTTCCTATTACGGGAGAAACGTCACAAAATATTTTAATGTCTGTAATGATAGTGTTTGCTGGTTGAGTAAATTCACCAATAGACGGGCTATCGCCAGCAGTTGTGTTGACCGTTACGCCTGTGGCAAAGCCAACATGCTTTAGGTATTTATCAGTAACAATTCCTGTAGAAGCAATTACGGCTGTGTCTGTAATAGCTCCTGTAGTTGCGTTTTTTGATATTACTTTAAAACCATTTTCTGAGCGAACTGGTCCGTTAAAACTTGTGTTAGCCATTTGACTGACCTCCTTATTAAAGGTTTTACTATAACGTCATAATAAGTGTCTGCTAGGGCAGTCGTTATAGCTTGTAAAAATCCTAGTTATATTGAGAGTACACAAAAAAGAAAAGGGGCACAAGGCCCCCTTTCATATACTTTAAAAGTATTAAGCTGCTCCAGCAGTACCGAATACAGACCGCCAATCAGAGACACCAAAGCTGTAACGCTCTCGTGCTTTGAAACGCATGTTTCCTGTATCAAAGTCTCCTTCCATCGCAGTACGGATAGGTGTGCGTTGAAATAGCTTGAAGCCATTTGGCGCATCCGTCTTGATGAAGAATCCATCAGTATCTGTTAAGAAGTGGTTTACAACCGCTCCTTCTGGCAACATACCCATAGACTTGTTTGCGTTAAGGTCGTTGTCTGAAGTACCAGAACGTAACGTAGAGTTTAGTAGCCTTTCAGCAGTAAATTGAAGCTCTTTAGGAATAATTAGCTTCATACCGCGAATAGCGACTTTTAGTCCGCGTTCGTCAGTTGCTCCAGCAACGTCAATTAACATTTGCTCTAAAGAAGTCTCATTCAAATCAGAAGCAGTAGACAAAACATTGCTTTGGTTGCCGCTGAGTGAAGGATGGCTTGCAGAACAAAGTGCAACTCCGTCACCAATCACGTTAGCACCAGTAGAAAAAGCGTTGTTCAAAATTGAAGCGGCTTTTATCTGCTTGGTTTGTGACATGGATCGTGCTAATGCACGGGTATATCGACTTGCTAGACGATCATAAAGATTGTCTTCAATAGCTTCTTCAGTAATGCTAAACGCAAGTGCAATAGTTTCGTGAGTATAACGAGCAGTGTAAGTTTCCTGTGCGTCATCAAACGATATTGCGCTGCCTTCTGACTTAACAGGAGCGGTGCCGAAGCCCGCAAGCATCACTTCCTCTTCAAACGCTCGGTCTGAAGATTCTTCGTCAAAGATTTCAGTATGCTCTCTTTCATAGCGGTCATACTCTAAGCCAAACAAGGCGTTAAGGCCCGGTTCTAACTCTTTCGCTAGTTGTGCGCGAGAAATAGCCATTTTTTAGCCTCCTTATACGCCAGTGGTTGAAGGTGTACCCGCAGCAATTGAACCCGTAGGTGCATTGAAGGAGTTGTTCAACCGAACAATTGCGCCGATTCCGGCAGATGCAAAGTCTGAATTAGCTTCGTCTTCAACCCAACCTAACACACGAAGTGATAGACTGTTAGTTGTAGCAAGAGTGCTAATAGCCAACCGACCAAGAGACAGACCTGTAGAGTCTGTTCCAGTTATTCCGGTAGATAGACTTGCGTTTAAAAAGACACTTGCGCGAGCATTTGCCTTACTAGTCCATGAAGCATCCGTTGCAATCACATATAGCTGACTAGGGTCGTCATTTATAAATGCTTGGACAGGAAAGTCACTGTCTGCCCCAGATCCGGGCCAGTAGTTGCTCCAAATTGTTTTTCCATTGACACTTGAGACATATTGACACCCTTGAAAAACACCAAGGTGACTTACTGTTCCACCAGCGGCGTTAGCCGTGTGGTCAATGTACCCAGAAGCAAGAGGAATAACCAATTGTCCGTGGTATATTTTATCAGAGTTGTCACTGGCAATTTCATAGGGAGAATAGCCTGTAAGACCAGTGGAGTTAGCACCTCCGCCCAATTTACTCAAAGGACGTAGGCCAAAGCTTCCATTAAGATTAGCCATTTTTATTTTCTCCTATGGGCATCGAATTATTTATCACGAGGCCCGCCAAAAGTTACACGAGTCTGACGTTCGGGACTACCAATCGTCATAGTCGAATGAGAGTTTTCTCGCATTAAGTCGTGATCTATTGCTTCCATTTGATCGGCGTTTTTATTCTTAAAATACTCCGTGCGCTCTTCAATGATTTCAATAGGTATTCTTGCGAGTACTAAACCGCCTACTCCAAACACTCCTTCAAATCGACCTGAATCTACAACAGGGGCTTCAAAGTCTGGAAATTCATCACTACGAACAAGTTCATAACCTTCTCGTAATTTTGCTGAAATGTTTTGGCGGTCGTCAAACCCCCTAACTTCAGCACGAATCCAACGATGCTTATACCCTTCGGGTGCAGGTGGAGCGTCTAACATAGACGGGGGTGACCAAGGTTTACGCTGACTGGTCTTCTCCCTAGTGTTTTTTGCGCGGGAAGTTCTGTTTACGCCTTCAAAGCCTTTTTTTGTCTCTTCAGTCATTTTCATTACTCCTTCACGTATTTCGCGTATTCTTCAAGCGGCACACCCAATCGTTTAGCAATAGTTACTTGGCTAGGGGTGAGTCTAACCTTCTTGTTATTGCGCCCATTTCCAGTATTGCGGCTAACTCCAGCTACGGTTTGGGCGGTTTTCTTGCTGGGAGCCGTATTAAATTTTTGCGGAAACGTATTATGTATCCGTGAATCTAACTCACTATAGTATTCATCGCTTTGCGGGTCAAATCCTTCTTCTTCAACCATTTTTTTGTGCAAACCAAAAGCAGCAAAAGTCATAGCCTCATCTTGACCAAACCAAGAGTTCTTTTCAGCCCACTTTTCGGCTTTTGCATCCGGTTTTTGTTCTACAGGTTGCTGCTGAACTTGTTGCGGCTGCTCCTGTTGTTGTGATTGCTGCTGTTCATACTGTTCTTGCTGTGCTTTAGCCATATTGTAGCGTTCTTGGGCTACAGCCATCTGAGTCATTTTTTTCTGAGCTTCCACAGTAGCTTCCGTATCGCCCATTTCTACAGCACGTTTTAAAGCTTCTTCGGCTTGCTGTTGCTCAACGGAGATTCTTCCTCCGTATTCGTCCATGTAGCCCTTGTCCAATTGATTTAATTTTTGTTTAGTTTCTTCCGCCTCTTTTGCTACATTTTGGGCGTAACGTATAGCTTCTTCTCTTTGCCTTTCCGCTTCACGCATTTTTTTGGTTAAGCGGTCAATTCTTTTTTGAACAGAAGACCCGTATTCTTCTTGCTCAGAGGGTGCTTCTTCCGAAGTTTCTGGGCTTAAATCTACTTCCGCAGCTTGATCTTCTGCTAATTCTACTTCGGGTTCTTCAATAGTAACTTCTGCGGCTTCTTCTTCGAAGTTTAGGTTGACGGTTCCGTCATCCGGCTCGTAAGCCTTTTCTTGAGTTTGTGACATGGTTGTTTGCCTCTAAAAGTTTAAGATGTCGTCGGGGTCGGTAATTGTGGACAAAACTTCGTCATCGTTAATGATACGAACTTCGCCCCCGTCAATACGAAACCGAGATCCCGCATAACGAGCAAAAATTACCCATTGTTTTTCTTCACACCAAGGCCCACTAGGAAACTTTGCCGTATCCTTGTACGCTAACGGTCCTTGTTTTAATACATAACCCACTACGGTTTGTATCTGACCGTCGTCTAAAACCTTATCTGGTATGTGTATTCCCCCTTCGGAGGTGCCTTTTCCACGATACGGTAAAATAAGCATACGCCAACCAGTAGGTGTAGGCATACGATCTATTAAACTTTGATCTAGTAAGGTGGGATCTAACACCCGGTTATCGGGTTCTACATAAATATTATCGACTTCTTCTGCTACGCTTTTAACGGCTTCAACCATCATTTAGCTCCTGTTTTTCTAAAAGGCTCGTGAGTTCCTGTAAAACATAGTTAAGAGCAATCATCTCGCCCATTAACTCTTTGTACTGTTCCATTGAATTAACCCCATTGTTTTCCAGTACTTCTAAAACAAGGGCTTTTCTGTCTCTGATTGTTTTTTGAACAAACTGAGCAAGTTGTATTGTATCCATAAATATCTTAGATTTTCAAATGTATTCTTAATATATCCTATATTTTAAACATTTGACATAGCTAAAGAGATATTTTGTGTTTCGTTGTTTCTTCGTATCCAACCTTTACCAAACGTTTTAAACGTGGTTAAGTCTCGATAAAACATTTCACGTTCTTTATGCAGCTCGCTAATTATACTAATTGGATCTGCACTTGCTACTGCTTTTAAAGTATTTGGACCTATAAGACCGTCTGCCGTAGAACCTACCGCTTTTTGTAAACCTTGTATAGCGCGTCGCGGCCCACTGTTCACGGCCCAGTCAAAAACAGAAAAATCTACGCCGGAAGGTAGGTCATTTGCCTTTACCGCATTCCAATAGTTTTTTTCATAAATTTCTTTAACATGTTGTATCGGTATGTTTTGTATTTCCTCGATAGAAACAGGTCGTTCTAAAAAACGCTCGTAGGTTTTTTTAGTAATACCTTGGTTTGTAGCTCCGCCCGGATCTTCCGGGTGATTAACATAACCACCTTCGTGTTTTAAAACTTCTTCGATAGACGTGTCTAAGTTTTCTTTCATGCGGGTTTTTTCTTTTTTGCGGGTGCTTTTTTTCTAACTTTAGCTACAGCCTCTACTTTAGCAACTTCTTTTTTTACGGGTTTTTTAGGCTGTTTCTTAAACAACTCATACGCTGCATAGCCTACTAAACCAATAAATATAAGTTCTAAAATGCTCATTATTCTTTATTCGGAGGCAACATTTTTGCCTTTCCTACATTCAAAGCAAGTAACTCAATTGCCTTGTAAAACTTACCCAAAAGCTCGTCGTCTTTTGGCGTATTAGTTACCGCAGCAATAAAACTTGCAGCGCATACAATAGTGGTCACAATGCCTATAAGATTGGTTATCCATTCAAACATTAGTCTTCCCCTTTATCATAGTCTCGGTAAAACTTTACAATAGTTAGTATGTTTTTGGTATATCTTTTAATTTCAGCCATATTCATGGCTAAGTTTTCGTATTGTTTAGTAGTCAGCGCATAGTAGGGTTTGCGCGGTGCTTTGTTTTCGTCAATCAAGCCAAGATAGGTTGTCATAGTTTCGGGTGTTAGTACCTCAAATTGCACATCCGTTAACTGCATTTCCATTGGTAATGGCGGGTGGTACATAGGCGGGCGCTCCGCTATGGTTTTAACCTCGACTTGTTTAGTGTTGGGCATCATCGAACACCCACCCACCAACAATAAGCTAACCGCGAATATCAGCTTTCGCATCTGGAACCTCTATTTTTATCTCTGGTGTTTCAACAGGCTCTTCCTGTGGTTCAAACTGGTTAGGATCAGTAATCTTTACCAACGCTTCTTTTACCTTGCGCGTACCGTTGTTGACTCTTGTTTCAATAAGTTTAGGTTTGGCTAGTGCTAGGCTGTTCATGTCGTGCTTAGAGAACTTGTCTCTGAGGCTGTTGAACTCTCGCAATGCTTCGTTTTTTTCTGCTTCCATGCTTTTTAACTGAAAACTAACCTGCTCTTGCTTTTTTAGATACGCATCTATTGACGCATTCTGTTCTTCTATTTGGTTTTCTAATATGACTTGATTGCCTTTAAGCACCGCCATCTGGTTGTTAAGGTATTTAATGTACGAAGCAGAGCCAGCCAACGAAGCCAGTAAAAGTGCGCCTAGTATAATTGCAAGCTTAAAACCCATTATTTCTTCCTATACCGCCTAGTTTTCTTTGCTATCTTCTTCGGTTGCTTACTGTGCTGTTTGCCTTTTTTCGTATCTTCTCGTTTTTTACGAGTTGTGGCTGCGTATTCTTTTGCGCTTAAACGTTTAATCGCTTTCTCTGGCAAATACCGTTCTCCTGTTTTAGAAGATTTTTTGCCCGACTTAGTACGCCACTTTTGTTTAGTCCATTTTTTTAAAGACTTCTGTGGCTTTTTAAGCGCCATTACGACCGATATCCTCCGCCCGCATCTTTGTATGCTTTAGCTAACATCTGCGCTTTTCGTGCGGACCACTGACCGGGTTTACCGCCTTTGCCTCCAGACTTAATCCGGCTAAATAGTCGTTTGCGTAGCGAAGGTTTTGTATAGTTACCCGACTCGTTAACTCTGGATTTAGCTTTTTTCTTTTTAACAGCACCGCCTTTTTTAAAAGGAAAAGCTATGTCAAACATAATTTCTTTATCGAAAGAACCCGCGCCGCCGCTTAAACCAACAGTTGCGTCACGCATTTTTTTCTCAAGCCGACCCGTAAAGCTTGGGCTTCCTGCGCCTAAATTAACTCGTCCACTTAAACTGCCGCCATTAAATTCATAGTTTCCGCCAACACTTCTAATTTTTGCTTTTTTTTGAGCATTGTCAGCAAAAATTCGAATCTCTGATTTCTTTTTCATTAATAATCGCCCCAGATTTTAACTTTAGTGCCACCCCAATACTCTACAGCCAGCCCTGCTTCAATTAATTTTTGGTTAATACTGTTGCCATCAAAATCCCACAACACGCCAAGAATACGTCCGTACTTGCCGCGCCCCTGTGATTCCAAAACAAAACCATCTTGTGTTAATTCTTTTAATAAGTCTTTAGCCTGTAGCCCGAGTTTCTTTTCTGCTAGATCTCTGGTCCGTGATTCGGGGGTATCTATTCCTACAAGACGGACTCGTTGTTTTGCTAGAATAATAGAAAAGCCCAAGTCTAAATTGACATCGCAGGTGTCTCCGTCAACTACCCGGTCTAACTCACACTTGTAAACAAAGGGTTTAGCCATTTGAGTTACGCGCACATCCCCGCTCTAGTCCTGCCACGCATTGCGATCCCGTCTATGTTCTTCTTTAAGACTTCCCCGCCTCCTGAAAACTTTGCTGTTTGTGCTGCTCGATTAAAGTTTTCTTTTGTCGGAGCGCCTTTGCTTCCGGGCGCTCTCATTTTTTCACCGGAGCCTTGTTTAATTCTCTGTTTCTTTGCCCTAATGTTGGCATACAAACCTTTACCAGCCATAACAGTTTCCTTAACAGATCTTAAACGTGTTGCCGCGTAGGGCTGCACCCATGCCGCGCTTCTTGCCCGTAGTTACTGTAGCTTTTTCAGTATTGGGGGTTTTTTCTTCAACGGTCTTTGCATAAGGAATAGTTCCTTGGCCTTTTATGTCCGCGTGGTTTTGTGCTTTCGGGGCTTTTTCCATTGAATTGGTTACAATTTTAACTGAACTCATTGTCGGGGTCCTCGGTTTTGGTTTTGTTGACGTATTTGTTCTCTATCTAAGGCCGACTGTATTCTAGCAGCCGTTTGGTCTTCTTGGCTTTGTAGCCGTTGTTGAAACTCACCAGCTTTACGCATTTCTTTTTCTTGGTCAAGCTGTAGTTCCGCTTGGTCCATTGCGATGTCGGCTTCGGTCTTCTGACCTTTAATCTGTAACTCTTGTTGTTTGAGCGCGATTAACGGATCAGGGCCTTGCTCTTCCCCTGCGTTTGCTACTTGGTCGCCTAGCGCTTTCACTTCTTGCATACCTTCGGCAATAAGTTGCGCGGTGATCAGTTCTAGCTGCATCATCTGCTCTTGTTCACTTTGCGGCTGTGGTATTTGACCTTGTTGCATTTGCTGCATGTACACTACTTGCGCCTGTTCTTGCGCTTTTATTTTTACGTGTTCCATAATGTGTTTTTGCATCGACACGGCTATTTCAGGTGAAGCTTGAACAATTCCTGACGCACCAAAAACTAAGTGAGTCATGATATGTGCGTCGTGATTCTGTCCTTCAAAAGCACGTAAGCCTGTAGCTTCTAGCGAATCTATGTTTTCTTGCGCTGGATCTTTTGGCTGCGGTTCTTCGGTAGAAGGTGCCTTCAATATTTTATCGATGTCTCTTACGCCTAGCGCTTCATACATACGTCGAAAGGCTTCGTGCCGATTGTGCATATCAGGTGCTTGTGAAGCCAACTCCATTTGAGTTTGAGCCAAAGCAATACGCTGCGCTTGTGAAAAAATATTTGGATTCGATACGGGGATAACATCCACGCGGTCATCGAAGTCTTCTGCCTTAACGCTCTGGTCGGCGTTGGCTATTTCATAAGGGTATTCTGCGGGCAGATACTCCGCCATAATTCTTGCCAGCAACTTAAACTCTTGCCGCATTGCATAGTGCAAGCGTTTATGCACAGCACTCATGACCCGTGTGCCTTGCTCCAACATAGCTACCGTTGTTCCGACAGCCGCGCCTTGGTTTCCGTCACCTACTTTTAGATCTGTAATGGTCGCGAACCGTTGCCCTGCTTCAACAACAAAACCTAATAAACCCATTAACGTTTGATCGGGGCCTTTAAACGGTAATGCCATTAGGCTGTCACGGATCGCTCCGCCCGGCGCATCTACATCTCTAAATTCTCCCGGCTGCAAAGGATCTTCGTCATCTCTGATCCGTAGGCCGCGAGCCTTGAAACCTGCTGGAAGGTTAGATAATGTTCCTGCGTCAATCAGTTGTCGAAGTGCAGCAGTCGCGGTTCGCGACAAACCGCCTATTGTGTGGATTAGCCCTAAACCATAGAAGCCAAATCCGGGTAAAAACTTGTAGTGTACGAAGTATTGTATTTTTCTTTTAAGTGGGTCGTTTTCTTGATAGTTTCTTCGAATAGCAAGAACTTGACCGCTGTCTTCACTAATAGTGACGATATAAGGTACTTTTATGCCTGTTTCTTCGCCTTCTTCGTCTCGTTCTTCGTACCCAATAAGGTCTAAATCAACGTGACATTCCAATAATGTGCAGTCGTAATCTATGTTAGACGGGTGCATACCGTCTATGTTTTCTACTTCTTGACTAATCGAGTCCGAATTTTGCTGCGATGGGTGTACCGCAACGTCTCTATAGAATCCAGATACCTGTTTTTTACGCAATTCGTTTAGCGGCATACGCAAAACTTGAGTAATGTTTGGACAGGAATCTAAACTGCTGCATTCGTAAGGCACAACAAGGTGTTCTGCGGGTACAAAACTGCTGATAGCTCGGTCTAACGTCTCGTCAAAATATACTTTTTTGAAGGTAGAACCTGCTAAAGGCAAATAAAACAACATTTGATCAAGCTCTGGCGTGTAATCTTCCATTACATTCATCAAATAGTAGTTCATGAATTCTTTTACGCGGACCGCTTGCTGTTCTTTTTCTGGCGTAGGGGTCCCCATGATGGCCGTTTTTACGGGTCCGTTAGGCGGGAGCAGTTCATTAAAGGCGTGGGCCTGAAATTGTGTTGCAGCTTCTGCTAATAACGGGTGTGTAACCCCGGTTGCACCTCGGAAAGGCGTGGTTCGCTCTTCGTAGTTCAATCCGAGCAGTTCCATACCATTGGAATAAGTGTCTTCCCAATCCTTTCGAGAGGATTTATTTGCTTCAAACTCAGAAGAAAGCTCGTTGCTTATAGACCCTAGGTCGCGATCGTCTAGGTATTCGGCTAGATTATCAAAAAAACCTTCTTCTTCCTGTTGTTGAGAAGGGTCTAAGTCAATAACCGCGCCACCGTCGTCGGTAGCTTCTATTTCTATGCCTTCTGGAATACCTTCTTCTACACCCATAGGTGTTCCGATAGTTTCTATTTCTACGTCCAAAGCCATTTCAGAAAGTTTGGGGTCGTCGCCTACTCGTTCTACTAAAGAAATTACCGGGTCATCTGCCATGTTTAATTACCTTTTTTTTCATCTGGGTAATAGAAGTTCCCACTATCATCCGTAGGTGGTATATAAACGTTTATTGGTGAACTTTTATACGTTCGTGGGGGAATACTAAGGCCCTCTCGGCTTAAACTTAAACCTCGTGGAGCTTGTCTAGCTTCCGCCGCTTGGTTAAAAGCATTCATGGCTTGAACGGAAGCTGCTTGTTCCGCTTCTCGTTCTTTTTGTTTTATTCTATTGAAAGCTTGTTCCGCTTCGTCCTCAGAAATTTGACCACTTTCAAGTAACGAAAGCAGTGCTTGCAGTGTGGTTTGATTTGAATTCACCATCTGGTTATCCATAAGAGCACCAACATTAAAACCAAAGTCTCTTTCGTTTTCGGTATAATTTTTTTGAGCCATTCTATTCAATATAGCGTCGTTGTTTGCTATTTCGTTTTCTACAAAAGTTCTTGCGGGAGATGTGCCTAATCCTACAGGAGCATCTCTTTGTACAATTGGTTCGTCCCTAAGATCCATAAAACTTTTGTTTTTAAAACTTTCAAGTTGCCTTCGAAGATTTTCTGGATTTTCGCCACTTTGCTCCATGTTATTCATGATATCTCTAGCTCTTGGGCTGTTCATATCTACCCCTGAGTTAGCTACAGCGGACATTACGTCGTCGGATATTTTGTTTTCCGTTTCTGCAAAACTTCGTGTGGGAGGAACTCGTCGAGTAACATTAAAAAAAGTAGGTGGTAAACCTGTATCGTTGCTAATCTGAAGAAGATCCGATCTAAGTTTTTCTAGCCCGCCATCATTGCTACTAGCGCCAGTGTTTTGCTCTAACTCAATCGAACCAACCCCTTTCGGACGATTCATTCTGTTGAAAAATAATTCTTCTTCTAAAGTAGCCATGCGTTTATCCTTTACCCATAATAAGCTTTTATCGTACTGGAAGTCGGAGTATCTTTCCAATCATCTGATGGTAACTGTACAAAGTTTCCTTGTCGATAGCGCATTAACGCTTGTGTTGTACTGTCCACTAAATCGTCGTACTCCCCGTTAGGAAAAGCGGCGCACTCTTCAATGAGTTCGTCCGCCCATTGTTCGTCGGGTGCCCAGATCATTCCGCTCTCAAATAACGGTGAAATAGAGTGGGCACGAGCCAGCTTATCATTACCTCGGCTCGGTGTGAAGTTTACTACAGGAATTCCTACTTGCCTTAATTCTTGGGTTAGGGGCATACCACTGGCTTTAGCTTCAATGATCACCGTCTCTGGTTCCCAAAACCGATACTGCTCTAACGCCACATCTTTTAGCGCGGGAAAATCCCAACGGTCTTTTTTAGAATCCAACAAAATTAAATTAGGCGCACCGCCTTCCTCTGGATAGAACACACCCCATGTAGTTATCGCCGAGAAGTCAGCCGTTTCCTTTTTACTAAACGCGGTGTCATAACTTTGTATGACATACTGAAGCTGCGGTACGCTGTCTTTCTCCCAGCGTTGCCACCATTCTCTTTTCAGGATTGAGTTCTCTTCTCCCGTCGGCTGCTGCTGGTATTGCGCGTTCCACTTGTACGGAGGTATCGAGGCTTTTACCGCCTCTAGATCTTGCAGCGACCAATATTCAGGCCAGCAGGTTTTTCCTGACGGCATGATTGCGGGCAATTCCACCACTTCCCATTGATCTGCGTGTTCATCTTTGCCTTGCGCTCGTATCAATTGACCCGTCATATCCTTCTCTGACCAGCGCGTTTGTACTAAAACAATGGCTCCGCCCGGTTGCAAACGCTGTCTGGGTCCACCCGTGTACCAATCCCACGCATCATCGAACCCGGTGTTTGACATGGCGGTTTGCTCCGAGTGCGGATCGTCAATAATAATTAAATCACCACCGCGACCCGCGAGGTTTGAGCCAACGCCGACGGCGTAGTACATTCCACCGCGATTCGTGTCCCAACGGCCTGATGCTTTTGAATCGACCGCTAACTTGGTATCAGGGAACAAGCCGCTGTATTCTTCACGCTCAATTAAATTTTTTACTTTACGCCCGAAGTTGACTGCAAGTTCCGTGGTGTGCGTCGCTTGAATAATTTTCATGGCAGGATTCTTTCCAATCATCCAAGCAGGAAACAAATAACTGGCAAACTCTGACTTGGTATGTCTTGGCGGCATGTTGATAATCAAACGTTTCAGTTCACCGCTGGCAATCCGCTCTAACTTCTCTGCAATAATTTCATGATGCTTGCCGACAATGAACTCGGGCCACATGGTTTTAACAAAATTTAAAAAATATTTTTCACAAGCTTCATTCTTCTTTAACTGGGCAAGACGAAGCTCTAGCTTAATTCGTTTGTCTTCTACATCTGATGAAAGGACTGCGCTCATAGGTTTTAAATTTTATATATTTTTTTGGGGGCTTGGGACTCCTACCCCATTTTTATGTTTCACGTGGAACATTGTCAAGGTTTCACGGCCCACGGTACAGGAAAAAAGCATAAAAATATATAGGACATGTCTAATAGGTACTTATGCCTAAAAACTGATTCGTTTTTTTACTGAAATATTTGTCAGAAACATGCACCTTGTCCCCGCACGCCGAGGTAGGGGGTAAATTTTCGATTTTTGCTTATAAATCAACGACTTAGCGTTATTAATTAACCTTGATTGCTAATAAGGTTCCTAGGTTAATGCACCCCTCATTAAACCGGTCTAGGGTGCGCGGTGCGCGGTTTTTATAAAATAGTGCGGTGTTACTATTAATTAGGTTATTGCGTCGCGTGGTGCGCGTTTCTCTATTACTGGTGCGCGGCTCGCGGTGCGGTTCGCGGTACGTTTTTAATGCTCGAGGGGGCGCGGCTCGCGGCTGGTGTTACGGGCGCGGGGTGTCCTGAAAAACGCCCTGCTATTTATCCTGCTGTCGTGCTGTCGTGCTGTCGTGCTGTCGTGCTGTCGTGTTGTGTTGTGTTGAACCTGGGGGCGGGCGTTGTGCCAGGTGGCGGGCGTTGATTTGTTGCGGGCATAAAAAAAGCGGGCGTTGCGCCCGCTTGAATTGTCGAGGTTGACTACTCGAAATCTAGAGCTTGCGCCATGTTCTGCCG